GGGTGAGCCGATCTGTGAGGCAGCCCAGGACGACGTGGTGCCACCTGTGACTGGTAACTGGATACTGGCAGCCGGCGTCTGGAACGATAACGGCGTCTGGAATGATGCAGCGCAGTGGATTGATGGGTGAGCTACCTTGCCGCGATTATTATTGTGGCCATGCTAACGGGTAACCTGGATTTCGTGCGTGAACTGAATGAAGACTTAAAAGAGGAACAATGCGATGAGCCTAGAAACGTTTACCGGCTGGATACCTGCGCTTGTCCAGAGCAACCCGACAGCTGTCGATCCGAAGTCGGAAGGTGACGACCATTTACGCGGAATAAAAAAGACACTTTCCGTATCCTTCAGCGGGTTTGTTGATGGTGAGTCCGTCGAGGTCACCGCCAAAGAAATCAACGAGGTCTGCGCTGGTGGTGCGCCCAACAGAATGCCGGTTGGCATGGTGGCACCTTTTGGTATGAAAATACCGCCGGCAGGCTGGCTTGAGTGTGACGGCCGGCCCGTTGATCGGACATTACATGCAGACCTGTTTGCGGCGATTGGCACAACCTTCGGGGTGGGCAATGGCAGCACAACCTTTAACCTACCCGACCTGCGCGGTGAGTTTGTCAGGGGCTGGTCGCATAGCAGGCCAGGCGCTGATGATGGGCGCGTATTCGGTACAAACCAGACCGGGGCCAACGCACCGCACAACCACGACGCAACGACTGGCGCCGGGACACCGCACGCACACACAGCGACCGGCGGAGCGCACACGCACACAGTGACAGCTGCTGTAGTGCAAGGTAGTGGCATTAACGGCGGCGGGAGTTTTTCCAGCCATTCTAACCAAAGCATTACGACATCCAGTTCAGCACACACGCACGCGATCAGTCTTGAGGATGCACACACGCATACGGTCGATGTTCGCAGCAGCGGCATCGAGGCCAGACCGCGCAACGTCGCACTGATGTATTGCATCAAGGCCTAATGTATGGGACTGACGACCAGTTATCAGCTGCAGTCACATTTGGGAATCATCACTGACTTCCCACCAGAGGCTGTGCCGCCTACGTCATGGACAGACTGCCGTAACGTTACGTTTGGCGAGGGCAGCAGCAGCCGGTCACCGGGCTGGTCACGCTATGCCGCCACGAATATGCCAGAGGGCAAGGAACCCATCTTTGCCGGTTCTGTGGGCTTTGGGGGTATTAATTACTGGCTGTGGATGACCGAGGACGAGGTCTGGGTAACTGATGGCTCAGACCATTACAACATCACGCCAACCGAAGGGCTGATACCCTGCAACCCCGGCGAGTGGACATACGATGTCCTGTCGGGAATACCCGTGTTCAACAACGGCAACAACCCACCGATGTGGTGGAATTTAGAGCCTGGGACACCGGCTGAAGTATTACCGGGATGGCCAGCTGACGCAGTGTGTCAGTCGCTGAGGGCTGTTAAATACCATCTTGTGGCGTTGAATATTACACAAGCGGGGGTCAACTACCCGGCGCAGGTCTGGTGGAGCGCAGCAGCACAGGCAGGCGCTATACCGCAAGAGTGGACGCCGACGGCTGAGAACGACGCAGGCGATACCATACTGGGCGACAGCCCCGGCGTGATTGTGGACGGGTGGACACTGCGTGATCAGCTGGTCATCTACAAGAACAGCAGCACCTATACCATGCAATATGTGGCCGGTCAGTACGTGTATGCGTTTAGGAAATTGTTTCCAACGATTGGCGCACAGGGTTTGAACTGCGTCTGTGAACTGGACGCCACGCACTACGTCTGGACGGGTGAAGATGTGATCCGCCACGATGGCCAGAACGTGCAGAGCCTGATTGATCGCAAGGTGAAAAAGAAGTTTTTAGCCGCGGTGGATGGCACACGCCAGCAGCTGTGCTGTATTGCTGCTCGTGTGGTAGAGCGCCAGATCTGGGTGTGCTTTCCCTTTCTGGGTGATGACTACCTATCGGTGGCGCTCTGCATCAATACGGACGATGGGGAGATAGGGATCATATTGCTGCCCAATGTTTCCAGCGTGGTGCGCGGAACGATTAACCCGGCTGGCGCTGTAGAGCAGGAAATCTGGGAGGGCGATGACAACAGCTGGGAATCCGACAATACGATCTGGACGCAGACCACCTTCTCACCAACCAACGA